TTTATGATATGAGTCAGGAAGATATTGATAAAGGTTTGGAGAATTATCTTAAACAGATAGAAGAGCTTTCTTCCAAGTCTGTTAAAATTGGAATTCTAGCAGACGATGCAGACGAGATATCAGAAAGAGTTGAAAATTCAGACGGTGGGATATTTTCTTTTAGCACTAAAGAAATCACTCTTTTTGAAAAAGCGCAAAATGTCGAGTATGGGATAGGGCAGCCGAAAAGACCGTTTATGAGAACTTCTTTTGATTTAGATGAAAATAGAATTCAAAGGCTAGTAAAAAAACTTGATACTCATTTATTAGCAGGAGCTATTAACTCAGATCAATTGATGGATAGAGTTGGCCAAGAGCATACAAACACCGTGAAAACGGTAATGAAGAAAGGCCGCCAATATTTTCAGTTAAATTCTGAAGAGTGGGCAGCGGAAAAAGGTGGAACCCCGGAAACGGTTACTCCTACGATTCACACAGGGCAAACAAGGCAAGCTATCAATTTTAAGGTCGAATGAGCCGTTTATTTTTGATCGAAGACTTAATAAAGAAAAACGTCAAAGACCACGGCAAAGAATACAAAGTAAAAAGACTTATCGAAAGTGGAGATAATAGAGGCTCGAAAACAATAAAATTGAAATCGATTCAAGCACTCTCTCAACCTACATCTGAAAAAGAAAGGATGAGGTTGCCGGAAGGTGATAAGATAAAAGAATCTCGGTTCTATGCGATGTTTGGGAGCTCTTTTGTTGAAGAGGGGAATGTGATTGAGGAGACGTTAAACGGCGAAACTGTCGATTTCGAAATTAAGGCAATTCAAAGATGGACTAACTCAATGAAGGCGATCGGAGTGAAAATAAGATAATGCCAAGAGTTTATACCGCTGTTACTGATCAAGACGCTCAAGAGGATGCGATTGCAGGTTTTGTTAATAAAGCGACTGGTCTTAAATGTTACTTTGAAGGGTATGATTTTAAAAGAGTTCGTCCTTACGCTTTGGCGAATATGATCAATACAAGGAAAGAAGGAAAACCTTGGAAGACAAAAACATTGGAAAACGGAATAACTACAGTTTTCAAAAGAACCGCTTTTCATAATGTTGATATAGATATTTATACAGATGCTTACGACGAGCTTGGAGCTTACTTAAAAGAATCGGCTAAGTATTACATGCAGCGTTTTATTGATAACTTTGATTTTGAAGACAACAAGTCAGATCTTAAAAACCAAGAAATGATTGTTTCTTTAGTCTCTCAAAATGCAGTTCACGCGAGCATAAAAGAGGAAGACAAATGGATTAAGCAATCAAGTATTGAATGCGTTTTTAATTACAATCATGAATACAAAATTACAGATTCCGACACAATAACAGATGTCGGTGAAATTCAACTTACTATGACAGAGTAAAAATGACAGAGTTAAACGATAGAGTGAGCGTAGAATTAAACGTGGGCGACGCGGTACTTTCAGCGCCTAGCTTTTCTTCAGTCGCAGTTTTAGCGAAACATGGACAAACTGGTTTAAATAGAGTTGAAACTTATACTAGTTTAAGCGCGGTAACTTCAGTTTTTAGTTCATTTTCCCCGGTAGGAGTGGCGGCAAGTTTATTTTTCGGGCAAGCAAGAACGCCTGATAAATTCCTAGTAATTTTTAGAGGGGACGCGGAAACTGTAGCCGTCGCAATGAATGCAGCAGTTGCTTTCAATTCCGATTTTTATTTTGTTTGTTCATTAGAAAGAGATAACGACTCAATTGAAGCACTTCAAGATTGGGCTAGCTCTAACGAAAGACTCACCTTATTTACTTCAGCTGATTCAACAGCGCCAACAGCAACAGAAACAGACTCATTTTTTTATGGAAGTGATTTATCATATAATAGGGCCGCTGGATATTATTTAGAATCGGCTGGAATTGATATAGTTGCCACCTCGATTACGGTATCAAGCACCACGGCAACGGTTGCTAGTGTTGGACACGGAGCGGTAGTGGGTGACGAGGTTTATGTTTGGGAATCAACTACAGCGGCTTTGATTAATAAATGGACAGTCGCGACGGTTGTTGATGCGGATAGTTTTACTTTTGAAGTTCCAGCTGGGACTGCTACAGACTCAGACGGTGGAATAAAAATACTAATTAACGGAAAGTTTTTAGAGGTTGGGTTGTTAGGTTTGCTTTCTTCAACTGAGCCAGGACGTAGAACTTTTGACTTGCAAACTGTAACAGGGATTCCGGCTGACACTTTAACAGGTACAGAGCAGGGATTTCTTGCAGGTAAAAATGCTAATTACTACACTAAGCTAGGCAACCTTTCAATTACATCGGGGCTTAAATCCAACGGCTTTGGCGGTAAAACTTTAAGCGGTAGGAATATAGCCCTTCAATGGTTTATCGATTGGTATAAAGCGAATGTTCAGGTCGATATTGCTCAAGTTTTAGTGAATTCAGGTGGAGAGCTTGGCTTTGATGAGGAAGGATTGCAAAAGATCCAAACAGCAATAGAAACGCGTTGTCAAACATCATTTGATAACGGTGCAATCACAACATTTCCAGATGGTCAATTTGCTGGTAGGAATTATGTTGTTCAAATGCCTAGTTTAGCTTCTATCACATCGACTGACAGAATCAACGGTTTGCTTGATAGTATTAAAGTGTACATGTTCTTTAAATCAAAAATCAAAGGCGTAGAAATCGAAGTAACCGTTTCAATTTAAAGGAAATAATGGAAAGAAAACCATATAGCACCCAAGAACACTCTTTATATTTAGTTAACTTTCAAGACCGTCAATTTGACATCAGTGAAGGTATAACAGACGCGGGTTTTGCGATCGCTTATGATAATGATGCAGTTTCATTCGAGGAATCTCCAAAAGGATTTACTCAATTTCATATTCGAAAAATCAGAAAAGCCGTTGTTGAAGTAACACTTGATTGGGGTTCAATTTCAAACACTAGATTGAATCAAGCTTTTCTTGAACAAGAGCAAGGAAATAGGTTGAAAAACTGTTTAGTAAAAAGAGTGAGCAGTACTGAAAATATCACTGTTTATTCTGGAATTGGGACTGTCCTAATTCAAAAACCAGCTGATTCCTCTCTTGGAGCGGTTGCCGGCCCAAGGGTTTGGAGAATTCACGTTGATCAATTAGTAAACGAAGAAAGAACAGATATCCCAGCATAATGAATGAACCTTATTTATTATGCCGATCAAATAAAAATCACTTTCGGGGTTCCCGTCTCCGTACCTGGAATACTTGAAGCGGATTTTAGTATCAATGATTTTATCAGCCTAGAAATATTACAGAATCAAGATAATTTTGACGTTGAGACTGGGGTATTTAGAGAAACGATAATTGTCTATAATCCACGAAACACTCCACAAATAAACTTGACTTTAGCTTACGGAGCGCCTGAGAATGAATTAATGGACGCTATCTATAGAGCTCAGCAATTCGGAGTTATTGGCTTGCCTTTAACTATTAGAAGTTCAGTAAATCAGCTAACAAACCCAAATGAAAAAAGGCGTAGGACTTACACTTGCCCCGTTTCAGTACTAAAAAAAAGGCCAGATGAAAGCCTTGGAATTCGTGGAGCGCCTTTAGTTTACCAAATCAAAACCCCATTATTAGAGAGTTTTTACATATGAGTGCAGTTGTTGGAGAAATTAAGGACGTAGAAATAAACGGGAAATCATTCTCAATTTCAAAAGGCGGTGTTTCAAAAGCCATGGAATTGCAGGGTATTTTTATGCGCTTGATTGTGAACTCTGGTGTTTCTCATAGTACAAACACAGAGGATAAAAACTTTGCTGCGATGCTTCAGATCGGTATGAATGAAGATTCGATAAAAAGCGTAAAAAAAATAATAATAGAACTAACGAGCGCTCCAAAACTAACAAGTGATACTTTTGAATCACTTGACATGGGAACAGTTATGACTCTCTTCCTTGAGCATTATCACTATACCGTTTCAGGTGGAGAAGAAAAAAAAAAGTTAGAGAAAAAGCCCAAAGCTTGATAGATAAAGGAGACGCGATTTTATTGATGGAGCGTAATATCTCGATATGGAAATTTGAAGGAGTTTTTCAAGATCATTTCGTTTTTGATATGAAAGACGTTTCTGAAAATTGGACCTACGAAGAACTAGAAGAATATAGAATGGCTTGTTCAATTAAAAACATACTAAAAAGAGCGCAATAGATGCCTGTAGTTAGAGAGCTAGTCAATTTATTCACATTCAAACAAGATAAAGCTGGTTTAAAAGAATCTGAAAAGTCTTTCAACTCCTTAGCTAAGACAGCTGCAGGAATAGGCGCTGCAATGGTTGCAGGGGTAGCAACTGCGACATTGAAGATGGTTCCAGCTATTGAAAAAGCTAGGGCTGAAGCTGAATTTTTCGGTAAAAGTATTGAGCCACTTGATGAACTCCTAAAAAATAGAGAAGTCGGGGGTTTTTATTCAGTCACTCAATTAGCTAACATAAGAGCTGAACTTTCAAAACTTTCTATAGGGAGCAAACAAGCAAAAGAAGCGTTAGAGTTTTTAAAAGACATACGTGTTGCTAGGGGGTTTAGTGTTTCCTTGGATGATTTAGCAGGAACTTTGAAAGGTGCTCTTTCAGACGACGGCTCAGACATAGTAAGCACCTTAAGAGAGCTCGGGGGGATAAGTGTTGAATACGCTACTTTATTAAGCAGGAACAAGGCTTTTGGAGAATCTTTCAACAAAGCTTTACCAGTCGAAAGAATGCGCGTTATTCTTGACGTTTTAAGAAAAAATGAAGACAGAATAAAAGGGTTGGCGGCAAAACAGGAAAATACTTTAACCGCTGAAATCGAAAGATTTGAAACATCGTTTTCCAATATTTCTTTAAAAGTTGGTGATACGTTTAAAGACACGATGATAGAAGCATTAAAGACGGTTAATCAAATAATTGAAGCTTTGATGAGTTCGGATTCATTATGGAAATCTTTAGAGTCTGTTTCAAAACTTTTTGTTGATACTTCAAAATGGTATCAAGCAGTATTTGGAGGAGAAGGTGTTGACGCAGCGGGCAAAGCATATGCAAAAAACAGAGGTATTGATTTAAGCGGAAAAACAAAAGACGAAAGCGTTGAAAATGAAGGTAAAAGCTCTTTTGATTATTCCAACATTGGCGGGGAAATAAAATCTAATATCAAAGCTGGGAGGGATGCAAAAGAAGACGCTAGAAACACGTTCTCAAGGTTTCGTGAAATGTGGTATGATTCGGTTAATTCATCTAGAGACAGCGTTCAAAAAACTCTTGGAATCCAGAAAATGGAGGTCGAGCCTATAAACGTTAATATTAACGGCAGTGTTGAGATCAAAGGACAAGGCCCACAAAGTTCAGGTCAGGGAGATTTTAATTCAGCAAAACCTCAAATAATAAAACTAATAAAAGACGTTGTTGCAGGTGAAATAGGCCAAGCAGCAAATAGAAAAGGAATTATCTTGCAATCTCAGGTAGCGACTCAATAATGGCTGATCCTAGATTTTTAAACCCTATCACTATTTTACCAAGATTCGGTGGAATAACAATAGATCGAACTGAAAGGGTAAGTGAATCCTACACGAGCCAAGTAACCGAAAACCCGGTTGAAGAAGAAACTGCTGTTAGTGAATACGTGATAGATAACCCAACAATCGTTTCCATGAAATGTACTTTTGTTGACACACCATCAACTAACTTGAGTGGATCTTTTACAGGGGCTCTTGGCACGGCTAAAACAAAATTTGATTCGCTTCTTTCATTAAAAGCCACAAAAGAGACTTTCAGCTTCATGAATGGTATCCACTTATTCAGCCCTTTCCTTTTTACTTCGATCGAGCTTATCAAAGAGGACCCAAAATATTCAATAGATTTTACTGTTACAATGAAGCAGGTGAATAAAGTTAAGGCCGGAATTTCTTCTTTTTCTAGTTTTTCAGGGTTCACAGATCTATCACAAAACCCCCTATTGTTGAGGGCAGCTTATGTAACTCCAATTCTTCTATCGACTGGATCGGCTGCAACTAGTGACGTTGAACCTTTCGGAGTTCTTTTATGACGATTACATCAATTGACTTTAATCAAAATAGGCCTACTGATGAAATTAGCGTTCCTTTGGATGGTGTTGTTTACAACTTAACGTTTACCTATTCTCAGTTAGATGATTCATGGTTTATGGATGTCGATGAAACCGTATTTGGTATAAAACTAGTGAATGGGATAGATTTGTTTGAATTGTACAGATATTTAAATGTTCCGCCCGGTGAACTTCGTTGCGTTCGAAGGGCTGGCAGGAAGTCAAAGCCTAGCTTTAACGATATCGGGACAAACAAGGAAATTGAATTAGTTTACGTTTCAAATGCCTGATTTTGATAGAGTTTGGACTTTTAAAGCCGAAAATAGAACAACTGGATTCCCTATTTTTGAAACTAATCAAACAAAAGATACTAGAATACAATTTTCAGTTACCGTAGTCCCTGGCGTTTTTTTGAATTTCGGGACAATTAAAATATTCAACCTCCCAAGCTCTATAAGATCAAAACTACATTACAGGACATTCGAAGAGGAAACGATAGGAAAAGGGCCTAAGATAAGCTTAAAAGCTGGATATGAGACTAATAGCAGTGTTATATTTAATGGGGCAATATACAACTCTTTTTCAATACAGGAAGGCGTTGATGTCGTTACTACTTTAGAGGTTGGAATAGATATCGGAGATATAAAGAGGCAAGTTCAACCATCAAAGAAAGAAGCGCTTACTAGTGTTGTGCAAATAGCCCAGAGTGTAAAAGATATCTTAAAAAAAACACTAACTTTTGATAATACTTTAAAGATTCCATTTGCATCTAGTTTTGAAAGTAACGCAATTCTTGCAATTACTCAGTCCAATATAGTTGCTCTTAGTTATTCTTTAAGCCCGCCGATTGGCACAATCAGCCAAATAATAGAATATTTAAATAAAAAACTAAATATAAGAATTTATCTATCGACAGGGAGAGAGATAAACGTAGCCCCTAGGCTAGATGTATCAAGCGAGCCGTTTTTTGATCCACTGCCTTTGATTGTCTTTTATTCATCAGACAATGACGGGTTTGGAGAGCTTGTTATCGGTTCACCTTATGATTACATATCTGGCGTAAAATTTAGATCTTTTTTGAATCCTTCACTTAAGCTGTATCAAAAAATAAATTTTAGAAGTAAGTTTATTAAAAGGACTGGGTCGATCGTATCAATGATGCACTCAGGAGATACAAGGACAAACGAATGGTATACTGAAATTGATATGGCAAATAGAGTTTTAACATGAGGAACGAGTTCATAGAGACAGTTGAGGCTGTCTCTCAAGAAAAAGTTGATGGAATTTTTAAGATACGGCTAGGATCATTTGTTAATTATTCAACATCTGATACTTCAACAAGGAGAGCTAGTATTCAACTTTATAATATAGAGAAAACGCCGGATAAAGTGCCACCGATTCCTTACGTTTTAGACGATGTCCCGATTCTATATATGGGTAATAATAGAGCACAAGAGGATTTTAGCTTACTTGCTGGTGATGAAATGTTGATACTATTCTCAGACACCACAACAGACGTTTGGAGAAACTTAACAGGGAATATTCCAGCAAAAAACGAGAGAGAGGAAAGACATTCTATTGATTACGCAGTTGCAATACCTGTTGTTTCAATACACCAACCATTGACCGCTTCCGTTTTAAACCATTATCAAATAAAACTACAAGCAGGGCAAAAACTTCAAATAGGGATAGAGACCGGACCAGGAGTTTTTAGTGTTGAGTTAATACAAGAAATGTACACTGTTTTCAATCAAATGGCGGCCCTTACAACGACTGATGGAGATGGTTTTGCGGCTTCTTTTTTAGCGTTTCAAACTGGACCACTGGCGGCACTATTAACAAAATTGCAAACTTTAGGCACGGTGGTTTAATGGATTACGCACTAGAAAAAAAACCCGGGAACGATTACTTTAGTTTAAAAATAGAAAACGGTGATTTTGGGGTAAAAGATCAAAAGATAGAGATTCAGCAAAGAGTTTTGTTTAATCTTCTGGTTTTTAGAGGGGAAAACTTCGCTTCTCCATTTTCGGGTCTTGATTACTTGAATAATGTCTTCCCGTTTGAAGCTGAGGATATAACTCCGCAAGATGCTTTTAAGCAGGCTATACTGCAAACAACTGGAGTAATTTCATTGAAAGAATTTAATTTAACTCAAGAGTTAGAATCATTAAAATTAAAAACCGTTATCGATAGCGAAGACGGGGAAATAGAAATTGTAATAAACGACTTGATATAATGGCCGGATTAACTATTACTGGGTTTATTGCAAAAACCTACTCACAAATCAGAGCATCAATAAACACGGCAAATCAGCCAGTCCTTGGTTCTGGTGTTGAAACTGATCAAGAGAGTTTATACGCATATTTAAGGAATATTGTAGCTCTTGAAATGGAGACTCTATGGCAAGCCAATCGGTCTGTTGTCAATCAGAGAGGGATTCAATCTGCTGAAGGTGTACAGCTTGACAGTGAGGCGTCTGTTGTTGGTGTAAAAAGGCAAGGATCTTCAAATTCTGCTATTGAAGGAGTTGAGGTTTTAGGGTCTGAGGGGTCAACAATACCTCAGTTCTATCAAATGTCTGACAGTGAAACAGGCGAAGCTTTCCAAACTCTTCAGAGTTATACTTTGCCAGCTTCAGGGTCACAACCTCTTTTAGTTGATTTTCAAGCAATAAATACGGGCCCAATTGCTTGTCTTGCTGGGAATTTAGTTGGCACCTTTCCATCTGGCGTCACTTCAATAGATAATCCTGACGATGCGATATTAGGGACAAATGCAGAGACAGACGAAGAATTTCGATCGGCTTACTCCGGGAGACTTGCGCAAATTGGAGGTGCTACTCTAAAAGCAATTGAAGAAGCGGTTCGTGCTGTTGATAATGTAAGCAGTGTTTTTGTTCGTGACAACAGAGATGGTGAAACAGACGCGAACGGATTGCCTCCATATTCTTTCGAAGTTATAGTTTCCGGTGGTACTAATTCGGATATTGCACAAGCTATTTTAGATAAAACTGCGGCTGGTGGGCCGAGTTTCGGAAATACAACAGAAAATGCATTTTATGAAGGAAACTCAATACCTATTAAATTTTCAAGACCTTCGGACATAGATGTTTTTATTGAGGTTGATATCACAAGCACAGACTCCAACTTTCCCGTAGGTGGTGGTGAACTGATTGAAGATGAGCTATTAGCTTACGGGGCGACTTTGTCCGCTGGTAACGATGTTCTTTTAGCAAAGCTTCAAAACGCTGTTACTTCAATCGATGGAATATTGGCGTATACTTTAAAGTTTGACACTGTAGATCCACCAGTTAACACTGCATCAAATATTTCAGTAGATATAAACGAAAGAGCAAGTATAAGCTCTGCAAGAATAACAATCACGGTTTCATGACAGATATATTGCCGGAAATAGATTTTATAGATGACCCTGATAGGGGTTGGAATATTCTCCCTCAGTTCTTGAAGGAAGACCCAAATATAAAAACTATTTTAAATTCATTTATGAGCGAGATTCAAGAAGCTTATGACGAATTAAAAAATTACTCTGATAATGCGAATCTTTCAAATGCGGCTGGTTTTATTTTAGATCAATTTGGGTCTAGGGTTGATCTACTACGAGAGCCAGGACAATCCGACGCGGCTTACAGGATAGCGATTTCGTCAAAAATAAAAGCTACTTCCTCATTTGGATCAGCGCCTCAAATTATCGACTTGTTCAGTATTCTAACAAATGCTAATAGTGTTAAATATGATCAAGTCGGATTAAGGTCAATCAGTGTTTCAGCTGTGGTCGATACAATCGAAAGTTTGGAAAGCGAACAAATAAAAAAACAAATGCTTAGTATTATCGCGTTGGGAGTCGGTGTTGATTTTTCATTAAAACTAGAAAACGAATCATTTCTTTTCGGGGTCAATAGTGACGCCGTTCCTGAAGGGCGTGGATTTGGGATAGTAGACGATACAGATGGTGGAAAAATGGATTTAGAATTATGACAATAAAAAATCATTTCGGAGTAAATCCGGCAAAAAGAGAATCTATCGCCGAAGATTTTAGGCTTGAGGGTGTTGGTTTTGATAATAACAACGGGATAAAAAGAAGTAAGTTTAACGAACTAATATTTAAAATATCCTGCGACCACCTTTGGGGAACAGAAGCGCAAGTAAAGTTATCTAGCCCTAGAGCAACATTTTATACAGACGCAAGCGGAAACCCGCTAGACTCTTCAGACTCAGCCGTCACATTTAATGATGACGATCGAATAGTGATGGTTCATGATACCGCGTTGACCTCAAATCTCGTAATCGACGGACAAGGGAAAAGATTAAATATTACAACCGATAGGAATCTAGAATTAGATTTAGATGCAACATATAAAATTCATTTTGATAATTGTGATGAATCAATTGTTAATTTAAAAACGAGCGAAACATTAACAGACTCCGTCATTGATAACACTTCAGTAACAACGATTTCAATCAACAATAGAGAGTTATATAATCAGCCAAAAAATGATTTCAATTTAAGGGTTGAAAACAACGTAACCAACCCGACATTTCAAATGGATGTCTCATTTGAGAACTACACTTTCTATGACGAAAATGGAAGATCTGTTGTCAGCTCTCAAATAACCCCTTTAGTATGTGACTTAACGGTTAATAGAGCTGTTCACGTTCCTACTGAAGGATCGGCATCTGAACAATCAAGCATTTGGTATTACATACACGTATTCACAAGAGGTGATGGAGTTAACGATTATTTATATTCATCTCAACCTAATTGGTCGGATGTTGATCTTTCAGATAAGCCTTCGTATAATGTTTTTGTGAGAACCTTAAGTGCTGCGAGGAATGATTCTTCTAGTGACTTGCTTTATTCAACACAATTGGATGATATTTTATATGTAGAGAAATTAGCTTTATTTGACGCAGGCACTACCACATCGACCACTGTGGTAGGATTAAATATAGCGGCGTTGGTTCCTGAGACTGCTGTTGGATGTGGAGGAATTCAATCAGGGTCTAATGCTAATGGTGTGATTTTAACCTCCAACCAAGTACTAACAAATAATGGTGTAGGGGCGATGCTTAATAGTGGGGGAGGGGACGTTCCAAGCTTTTATGTTGGATTACATACCCCTCAAACTTTATATGTACAAGTAAACAACGGGACGGGGTCTTATGGGGTTTCTTACAGTAAATTAAGGATTTAAAATGTACAATATATTATTAAAATACAAAGAAAACGGTGAATGCATACATTTAAGTCATCTACCCAAAGGTCACCAGGTAAAGAGCGATGAAGAGTCTGTAGAATCATTATTGTTTGATTTAGAAAAATGGCACAAAGAACCTTTTTTATCTGAATATAAACTAAAAAAAATCCAAAAAAAGCAAAAAGAGTTAATTAATAATTTTTCTTATGTATTTGGACTATCTCAAGGATATCAAAATGATGAAGAGCAGAAAGCTTGGATTGAATCAATCATAATTTTTGACGAACAATACAAGAACGTTTTAATAGATCAAGAAACAATAGAATTTCCAGTTGATCCACAAGGAAATCAAGAAATAATAAACTTTTAGATTATTATGAAATATTTATTTATATTTTTGTCGGCTTTTTTATTTTTTAGTTGTGCAGAGGAAGATTCAACAAACAATAATTCAGATGATTATAATAACGAGTCAGATACAAGTATCTCTCTTAATTCTCAAAGTATAAATATAAACTCAAATATTTCCAACGTTAAGTATCTAGTAAAACTGCAAGATTCTTCTTCAACCTCAAACAGCTTAAAAGAGAATTCTATTTCAACTAATACCGTTTCTGGCGATTCATCAACAGGTTATGTGTATGGGCTTAATTCTTCTGATCAAATCGTCAGTATATTTCAACCGTTCGATATTGGGACAGCTAAAGATATCGTAGTAAGCGGAGACTATTCTTTGATAAGTGGAGAGTTTAAAGTTGATAGCACCACCTGTCTTTTATTATTCTCAACGGGAGATCATTCAAACTGTCTAGCTATTAAACAAGATAATATAGGATCAATAAGAGCTAATTTCTTAAAAAAAGAAATACTAATATTAATCGCTAATTCTTCAAACGGGTTAAAAGAATTATATAATTACAACCTTAACTCAGGTTTCACTGAAGTTAGCACAAATAAGCTAAGTAGTAATATTTTTTCTGTTAACGCTGTTGAATTAGACGGAGAAGTTGTTGACTCTTATGCGAGTGGAGATAGCGCATTCTTTTATATAAAGAGTGAGACAAGTTCAAACTTACTTTCTATTAAAAATAATAATGGGTCGTATGAAATAAAAGAAGAAAAAGTTACATCCGATTCAGTGCAAGACATAAATGGAGAGCCTATTTTTATGTCAGACGGAAATCTAAGAATGGGTTATGACAAGTCTATTTCATATAATCAAAGCTCTAATAATAGGAATGTTTCAACGAATAATGTTTTGGTAGATTTAAAAGATTCTAAATTTCAATTTTATTATCAATCTAATTATAATTTTCATGGATTCAGTAACCCTTCTATTTTTTACCTGAAGCCGAAAAGATCAGACCTTCCATCAAGTTACCCTGATTACACGCTAGAAAGAATTAATTGTTGTCAAGCTAAGAATAATCCAAGTGGAACAAGAGATAGCGTTGAGGAAATGAATTGGGAAAAAGTTTCTGGATACAAGAATTACGTAATTGCATACGGTGAGTTTGCAGGTACTGAATACCCTGAGTATAGCGCATCAAATATAGTGATCGACAAAGCAATTATTCTAATAAATGCCAATAGTTATGATGCAGAGCCGCTTGGTGACGCGATGGCTAGAATATCTCTTTACGATTACAACAACACATCTTCTGAAGAAGATAATTTAATAAATCCATTAAGCTATGACACTGTCACATCAGTTGTTAATTATATTAACGGTTTTAAACTTACGGGCAAGAAATACGGTCAAGAGAAAATAACTTACTACAATCCTGTGACTAATAACATTGAATTCCCAAACACTAGCGATCAACAGTCATTTACAATTAAAGAGAGCTTATGAATGTATTGAGTAGTAAACTGATTCTTTACTGCTTAGCAATGTGCATAATTTGCGCTTTGCATTCATGCAGCACTAGCAGTGAAAACAACGTAATTGTAAGGAAGGAGCCAAGCAAGATGAGTACCTGGAAAAAGGTTGCTTGTACTGTTAGATTAAGAAGTGAAGGTTGCTATGATTATTTAGAAGGGAAAGTTAAATAGATTTTTATTATAATCTTGATTTTAGTCATTAACGTAGGCCTTATCACGTAATCAATAGAGCTTTTTGATTTACTGTTTATCTCAAAAATAAGTCCATCTTTCTTGAAAGATCTTGGTTCCATAATTAATAATTATAATTAGTATTCATTCGTGGCCTAACGGATCCAGCACCCTCTAAAGCCTGCTCGATTTCTTCTTTAAGTGGATCAAAATCATCAATTTCAAAATCTTCATCTTTAGTTATCCATTTAATAAGAGGGTCTGGTTTAAGGATCAATAAAGCATAAAAAGTACAAAAAAACATACACAAAAAGACTAAAATAAACATTATCATTAAACCTCTTTACTCTTAACAGTCCCTTATCGTTATTACGATCTCTTTTAATTTATTAATCACGATAACCTTGCCTTAGAGTTAAGTTAGAATACATCCCATTTGTACTTAATAGCTCAAAATCTTCAAAAAAACACTTAAGTTGATCAGATAAAGTTAAGGCCTCTTCTTTTGATAAAAAAAATCCCAAGTTTTCAAAAAAAAATCCATTTTTATTACGATCATATGAAATAGGGCCTAAGCTTGTTTTTATTTTATTACTACTCATCACACTCCTCTACTATTAATAGTTCCTAAAACCCCATTGTAATTACCTTTTCTTCTGTAGTCGAATTTCTCTGAAACAGGGAAAGACTTTTGAAAAACAACTTGAATCAGATATTGCTCTGAATCGATCAGATACGTGTTATCTGAAACGTTATGGAATTCAAGAGTCAGATTAGCGTTATTAAAACCCGGATCAGCCCAACCCGCCTTCATGTGATTGATGAACATTCTTCCAGTCGATGACCTAAGCTCTACGATAGTGCTAAGCCAATTAGGAAGATTGTAGACTCCTTTTGTAGATCCCAGAAAGCACATGTTTGGATTGATGACGTACTTACCACCAAACTCTTTTTTCATCTGAATAACGTCCGGTCTTTCTCCTTTTGTTAAATCGATGATCTGACCACCTGCTAACTTTTTAAAATCATCGTTCAATTTCAAATCAATACTAGTCGCGTTGATCTTCTCAACTTCAACGTCTTCAAGAAATCCAGCTTTTAGGAATTCTTCGATTTCATCACCATTGGCTAATCCTGGAGCAAACTTGAACTTTGAGTACGCGTAGAATTCTTCGAACTCATAGTTGCAATCAATGTATTCAGTATTATTCAGCATTAACCAACAACCTCCCAATCTTCTGCTAAAATATCAGCTTGAGAAGCTAACCACCCCGGCTGTAAGCATTTTTCCGCTGTAAACATTACAATGAAAGGCTTCTCATTATAAGCAACCCCTTCCTTATAATGTATTTTTTCTTCCACAAGGAAGACGTACATACCTTTTCCGTTCCACCCTTTCCTAGTTACCTTTTCCCCGACTTTCATTTTTTCTATTGCTTCACCAAAATTCATTTTACTCTCCTAATTTTCTTCTTAAGTAGCCTTTCAACCCTCCACTTAAGATACATTATTTTTAATTTATTCATTTATACCCTTTCAATTTTAATCGAACTTCTTTTCTTTTTTGATCTAACTTCTTTAAATACTCGTATTCTTTCTGGAAAAAAAATTGGTGAACTCTGTGATAATTTGGGTCGCCAAAATGATCCCATTTATTTAATTTATAGTCTAAATACTTCAACCTTTTCTTCCAGTATTTAAAATTCTTACATCTGGCTGGAGCTGTAGGACTCGAACCTACACTGCTGGCGTTCCCTCCTGCGTTCTGACCACTTAAACTAAGCTCCATTTCTTACCCTAATACGGGATTGAGTCATCATCAATAAAGTCCTCGTCTATCTGCGACTTGTGTTGATAGTTTTGATTTGCTTGGTTCTGATTACCGTATGTAGGATTTCTTTGTGCTGTGTTTTTTGGATAACCATCGACATCTTTTTGAGTTCGGTTTTGATTCCCTTGCCCGTTGCTTGTCTGAGAGTCTATAAATTGCATTGTTTGTCCGATAATTTCGGTAGTGTAACGCTTATTCCCGTCTTTATCTTTCCATTCGTTAGTTCTTAAACTTCCTTCAATATAGACTTGCTTTCCTTTTCCCAAATATTGCTCTGCTAGATCAGCTAGTTTATTCCACAAAACGACTTTATGAAACTCAGTTCTTTCTTGTCGATTTCCTTGTTGATCTTTGTAGTTTTCATTCGTTGCGATATCTAAAGAAACAACCGAGCTTCCTGACTGCGTAACTCGTTTCTCTATATCGCAAGAAATTCTTCCAATAATCATTACTTTATTTAAATTCCCCATTTCCCCATCTCTAATTTTGATTTAATTTAACTATTTC